CCCCCCTTTTTCAAAGGGGGGGACAGGGCGGCTTCGCCGCGCTTTAAAAGCCCCCCTTTAGAAAAGGGGGGTTGGGGGGATTTGCCTACTCCCCCCCTTTAGAAAAGGGGGGTTGGGGGGATTTGCCTACTCCCCCCCTTTAGAAAAGGGGGGTTGGGGGGGATTTGACGGAGCAGCGAAGAACTTAATGGAACACTACAACACCAAACTAAAACAACCATCGCGCAAGCTGCGCAGCAACATGACCGAAGCCGAACAGAAGCTATGGGCGCGGGTACGGCGTAAGCAACTGAAGGGCGTACAGTTCTACCGCCAAAAGCCGGTTGGCAACTACATTGTGGATTTTTACGCGCCGGCGGCGAAGCTGGTGATAGAGGTAGACGGTTCGCAACACTGGGAACCGGTTCACCGTGCCAATGACCAGGCGCGTGATGCGTACCTAAATGCGCTAGGCTTGCGGGTGTTGCGGTTTAGCAATCATGAGGTGTTGAATCAGATTGATGCGGTGGTGGAGTGTATTTTTAAGGAGTTGGAGGCGGAAATATAATGGCAACAGTAAATTCAGAAAAAGCGTGTGAACTCATGTATGAACTGCTTAAGGTTAAACCCTGGTTAAATTCCCCCGGCATCATGAATGAAGCCGATCATGATGCCGAGGACGAGGCTTTGTCTTTTCTTCTGACAATAGAGAACGCGAAAAGCTGGGGCGACTGTTCAAATGCCGCCCGCCGGGTGGTTAATTCGCTGTTGCTGGATTTTGTGGCAAGGCTTCTTGGCCCGTTGTCTCATCGCCAATGGGATGTGCCTGATGGCCTGCCGAAATGGCGTCAAGCTGCAAAGATAATTTCTCACGAAATACATCAAAATCATCCCCGCTTTGCAAGCAGGCACTAACGACTTCGTGTATCGCGTGGAGTTTTACGGTATCGGTTGTCATGGCATTCTCTTCGTTGTGTGTCAATATAAACAATATAGCAGTAATCATCAAATTGATGACTGCTGACGATATGTGAATTTTGACACTGTTATTTAGTACATGCAAAATAAAAGGCGCTACCGCTGGGAACGGTAGCGCCTTTTTTGTTTCCACTCACATAGATGGAGTTCAATATGAACCAGCAACAACAGTATAGCATGATAGCCACCAACTTCAATGACCAGGCGTTAAGCGTGGTTCAGCATGGTGAAGATTGGTGGATGACGGCGGAGCAGATTGGTCAGGCGTTGGGGTATAGCCATCCGCGCCAATCTATCACTAAGATTTTTAACCGCCATAAAGACGAGTTTGAAAAGTATTCATGCGAAGTCAAAATGACTTCTCATGACCATGACGGCAGGGAAGTTTTGCGCGATGTTCGCATCTTCAACGAAGAAGGCGTGATGCTGCTGTGCATGTTTAGTAAACAGCCCATTGCGAAGGCTTTCCGCCAATGGGCAGTAGACGTGTTAAAAGCCTACCGCCACGGCAAGCTGATAAGCGAACACGCGGAACTGTCGGTGCGCATAGCCGCGCTTGAAGACAAGCTTGAAACCTTGCTGCCCAAGCCGCGCAAACCCCGCCACCCGGCAGGCTGGACACCAGTAACCGAACCGCCAGCCGATCATGTGACCGAAGCCGAAAAAGCAGAGATGCTCAAGCTGCGCGGTCTGGGTTGGGGCTTCAAAACGATAGCGCGCCAGTTATGCCGCGATAAGAAGACGGTGAAGCGGTGGGTGCATTAAAATCCCCCCTAACCCCCCTTTCATAAAGGGGGGGAATGTAAAAGTCCCCCTTTGCAAAAGGGGGATTTAGGGGGATTTAAAAGTCCCCCTTTGCAAAAGGGGGATTTAGGGGGATTTGAAAAAGGATTCATGTACATAAAAACATTGAATTTATTACCACGATAAACCATAATTAACCGCATGGCAGAACCCGCGCACGACTTTTTTGAAGACCTGGAACAGCGCCTTAAAGCAGGCGGCGATGTTCACGAGGTACTAAACGACATCCGCCGTGACTGGCGCGGTGCGCAGGTGTATATTTCCCCGTACTCCGAATATTCCCGCTATGTCCACTACATCCGCGCCGCGTGGAGCAGGCACAAGCTTGAATTCTGTCGCCAGTTTGGCGTGTCGGCAAGCAGCCTGGATAAGATGCTGTCAGGCCGCCCCCCATCCCGCCATGAGCTAGATAATCAACTGTCCATGCTTGAATAAAAAACCGCTTCGGCGGTTTTTTTTTGCCCGTTATAAAACCTACCATAACCCCATAGTCACTGTTTTAAGGAGAGATTCATGGGGGCGATGTCCGTGCTTGATGGCGCGTTAGAGCGTATCGAAAGCTTCATCCGTATTGGCGGCATCTTTGCCGGGCGGCTTGCGCCGTGGGTAGTCACTTCATTTTTAGATGGTCGCGCCGACGATGTGGAGTTGGAACAACTCGGCCCGTTGTTGCAGCAGTCGATTAAAGACGCGACTGGCGATGATGTCGAGGTGATTGTGCGGCGCTTGCCGGTCAAGGATTTGGATGCCGAAGAGGAGTCTTAGCCATGACTGAGCTATTCGGCGGGATTGACCCGCAGACAATGGCGGTGCTGGCGCTGACGGGATTGGCCTGGGGCGGCCTGCTCATCTATATCGTGCGCGAAATTCTGTCGCGCAAATTAGATGCGCTGGATTCTCGGATGCTGCGAAACTCGGACGACGACGCGGCGGCCAAGGCCGAACTGCAAAAGCAAATCAATGATTTGCGCCTGCATGTCGCCGAGAATTACATCCCGCGCCACGACTTCCAGCGCGAATTAAGAGGATTGAAGGAAGACATGATCCGCGAAAACCAATACATTGAAGAGCAGTTAAGCCGGGTACATGCCAAACTGGACCGAATCATGGGGGGCAACAGCAATGGCTGATTTCGACATCACGCAAGAGGTTCTGGCCGCTAAACGGGGCATCGAGTTTGAAGAGCTTAAGCGCGCTCGCTGGCGCGTGTTACGCATTCTTTCAGCTTGCAGCCCCAGCTATGGCAGTGATTTGTTGATTCATTCTGTCTTTGTGTCCGTCAATCGCAAAACCCCGGAGCGTTGTCCTGACCTGCTGGCAGTACAGCGCATGATGCAATACCTGGAAGACAAAGGTTATTGCACCATTGCCAAGGGTGAAGATTGGCGTGCGCGGCTATTGCCTCCCGGCGTTGATTTTATCGAGAACCACAGTTTGCGCGATGACGGCATTGTGCGGGGAGATGGCTGATGCGTCCTAACTTCATCACGCAAATCACGGACGAGTCCGTGCGCGACAGGGTGAAGGCGGTATTCATTCGCAACAACTTCCAGAACTACGACGCCATCGCCGATGAGATTGAAACGATTTTAGAGGCGGCAGGGCTGGAACACCTGGTGCGCGCCCGTGCCACCGTGGCCTATCACGGCAAGCGCTTTCAACAAGAACTGGAAGCGCTGCGTATTTTCCGTGAACAGGCTCGCGTGGTGGCTAAAGAACTGGGCGATGACGAGGGCAGCGTGAATGACATGCTGATCGCACTCACCCAACAAAAAGCCTATGAGCTATTGGGCATGGTGCGCGTACCGGAAGGCGAAGAGGTTGGTGTCGGCGAGTTCGCCAAGATTGGCCGCGTGGTGGCTGACCTGGGCAAAGCCAGCGTGCAGCAAAAGCTTTTTCAGCAGAAAATCAGAGAGAAGCTGGACGCGCTGGAGACTGAAGCCAAGGCCGGTTCGTCAGGGCTGGATATTGACACGCTGCGCCGTGTACAGCAGGAATTGTATGGGCTTTAAATCCCCCCAACCCCCCTTTCATAAAGGGGGGCTAAAGCTTGGCGGCTTCGCCGCCACCGTCCCCCCCTTTATGAAAGGGGGGCTAAAGCTTGACGGCTTCGCCGCCACCGTCCCCCCCTTTACGAAAGGGGGGCTAAAGCTTGGCGGCTTCGCCGCCACCGTCCCCCCCTTTAAGAAAGGGGGGTTAGGGGGGATTTACATTCCCCCCTTTAAGAAAGGGGGGCTAGGGGGGATTTACACCAGGAAACACTATGCCAGCCATTAACATCTACCCATACCAGCGCCGCTGGATTAAAGATGAGGCGCGTTTCAAAATCGGGATGCAAGCACGGCAAACGGGTAAGACGTTCACGACGACGCTGGAAATCGTCAACGACTGTCTGGAAGCCGAAGCCAAAGGCCGCCGTGCCCGCTGGGTGATTCTCAGTCGCGGCGAACGCCAAGCCAAAGAAGCGATTGACGAGGGTGTGAAGAAGCACGCCCAAGCCATGCAGTTAGCTATTCAAGTGCTGGATTCTGAATACCGCAGCGAATCTGGCGTTTACAAAACGCATGAAGTGATTTTCCCCGGCGGCTCGCGCATTACCGCGCTACCCGCCAACCCAGACACGGCGCGTGGTTTTAGCGCCAATGTGTTCTTGGACGAATTTGCGTTCCATCACGACAGCCGCAAGATTTGGGCGGCCTTGTTCCCGGTCATATCCGCCGGTCATAAGCTGCGAGTGGTTTCCACTCCGAACGGCAAGTCAAATAAATTCTATGACCTGATGACGGGCAAAGACGACAACTGGAGCCGTCACCAGACGGATATTTACCAAGCCGTTGCCGATGGCCTGCGCCGTGATGTTGCCGAGCTTAAAGCCGCGCTGGGAGATCCGGACGCCTGGGCGCAAGAGTACGAATTGCAATGGCTTGACGAAGCCAGCGCGTGGTTGAGTTACGATTTAATCAATGGGGTAGAGCATGACCAAGCCGGACTGCCGGAACTGTACCAAGGCGGCCCGGTGTTCATGGGCTTGGACATCGCCCGGCGCAATGACCTCTGGGTACTCTGGGCCGCCGAGTTGGTCGGTGACGTACTGTGGACTCGGCTTGTTGAAGCGCGGCGAAGAATCAGCTTTGCGGAACAAGATGCGATTGTTGCCGAGGCATTTAAGCGCTATCGGGTTGCGCGGCTGTGTGTAGACCAAACCGGCATGGGCGAGAAGGTGGTAGAAGACTATCAACGCCAATACGGCGCTGGGCGTGTCGAGGGCGTGTTGTTTAGTACCACGTCCAAGCTGGAATTGGCGAACGCTGCCAAGTCACGCTTTGAGGACAGATTGATTCGGGTACCAATGGATACCGCAATCCGTGCCGACCTGCATAGCCTGAAGAAAGAACAAACCGCCAGCGGCGCGCCGCGCTTTGTTGCCGATGGCACGGGCGACGGCCACGCCGACCGCGCCTGGGCGTGTTTCCTGGCCTGTTATGCCGCCGGGCATGATCGCCCCGTGGATCCTAACTTTATGTCCGCCGGGCGGCGTATTGGCGCTGATAACGCCTCGACAAGCACAGCGGGCGGTGTGCTTGGCTGGCTTGGCCGCGGCTTTGGCAGTCTGCGCGGGCGCAATGATTTTAGAGGGCATTAAATCTCCCCAAACCCAAAATCCCCCCTAACCCCCCTTTCTTAAAGGGGGGATGTTTGACGGCTTCGCCGCCGTTCAAGTCCCCCTTTAGGAAAGGGGGATTTAGGGGGATTTTCCAAAGTCCCCCTTTAGGAAAGGGGATTTAGGGGGATTTTCCAAAGTCCCCCTTTAGGAAAGGGGGATTTAGGGGGATTTTCAACGAGGCAAACACATGCAAAAACCACTATTAACAGAAATCGCAACCACCAGAGACGGGCGAGACATTACCCGTGGATGGATGCTGCCGGACATGCCGCTGTCACCGACTGACAGCCTGTTACAAGCGCGTGGCGAGGGCTATGAAATCTATCGTGAAGTGCTGCGCGATAACGATGTTAAAACCGGCGTCGAGCAGCGCATTAACGCGCTGATTGGGTGCGAGTGGGTAGTAGAACCCGGCGGCAACAAACGCGCCGACAAGAAAATCGCCGATCTGTTGACGGAAGCATTAGCCAATCTCAACAGCAGCAGTGACGACAAGCTATTCGCCAAGCGCCAATCAATGGGCGGTTTTGACGGCCTTACCCAGAAAATGTGGTATGCGCTGTTCTTCGGCTATGGCGTGGGCGAGTGCATGTGGATGAAAGACGGCGGTACGATTAGCCTAGAAGGCGTGAAAGTCCGCGACCGCCGCCGCTTCATCTTTGATGGTGATTTCAGGTTACGCCTCATCACCACCGGCAACCCATTGGGCGAACTGCTACCGGCGCGGAAATTCTGGGCATTCTCATGCGGTGCCGACCATGACGACGAACCCTATGGCATTGGCCTGGCGCACTGGCTGTATTGGCCGGTGACGTTCAAAAAGAACCTGCTCAAGTTCGGATTGCTTCATGCCGAGAAATTCGCCAGTCCGACCGTGGCTGGTGAATACCCGGCGGAACTTGACCGCGCCACCAGTGAGGCGGACATTGCCCGCGCCGATGAAATCAAAGCCAAGCTGTTAGAAGCCGTGCAGGCAGTACAGCTTGATAGTGGCATCATCTATCCGGCTGGCATGACCTTGTCCATGCTGGAGGCATCACGCTCTGGCACGCTGGATTATTTAGAACTGTACAACGCCATGAAATCCGCCGTGCATGAGGTTTTGCTCGGACAAACCGCATCTGTGACCGGCACATCCGGCAAGCTGGGTAGTGAAGAGCTACGCGGCGCGGTGAAAGATGAATACCTGAAAGCCGATGCCGATACCATTTGTGGCACGTTCAACAATTCCGTGGTGCGCTGGTTGCGCGATTGGAACTATCCCGGCGCGGCCTTGCCCAAAGTCTGGCGGCGCGTAGACGGTTCGGAAGATTTGAATCAACGCTCGGAACGTGATCAGCGGATTTTTAGTTTTGCGCAAGCAGCCGGGGGAGAATATCTGGCGACGGTGTATGGGGAGGAGTACAAAACCATTCCTGAGCAACCGGAGCCCGCGCCTGGGCGCGGCATTGAACAAAACCCGCTGCCCGCTGAGCCTGTCGAAGCGGGGCCGCAATTCGCCGAGGCCGAAGAGCGAGATACCCTCGCCCCGTGGCTGCAACGTCTGAGCCGCGAGGCTGAACCGCTGCTGCTGGAAACCACCATCAACCCGATTAGGGACTTGCTGGATAGTGTGGACAGCCTGGAACAATTCAAAAAGGAACTGCTTGGATTGTTTCCCGGTATGGACAAAACCGCGCTGGGTAATATGCTGGGTAATGCGCTGATGGCCGCTGAATTGGCCGGGCGTTGGGATGTACAGTCAGGTCAATAACCAGATAAGTCTGTCCGCCTGCCTGTCGTTGCTATTGTTGGTGTGTTGTATGAACGCGATATTTTATAACCGCAAGCCGGGCATACATCAGCATTCATGTCTACTTTGAATAGCATGATTTGCGGTGGGAATGAGCATGAGCATAGATGGAATCCTAATTCTTTCGCCGTCGATGCCTCGGCTGTCGCGAGTTGGCGTTTTGCCTGTTCGAGTTTGGCGGTGATTTCATCTTTATCAACGCCTTCAGGCAATAGGTCTTTGCTTACCTGGAGCAGGTTTAACAGGTCGTTAGAGATACTAATAAACTCTTTAATTTCAGCAATCATAAGGATTCCTTGTTATGAGTGAGCAACAGCCAGAACAATTTGCGCTTGAGGTGCTGAGAATTGTACATCCAATCAAAGACCCTGATAAGTTGCAGCAACTTTTCTCGTCACTTTTCTTTTGCTTGGTGGAGCGTCCTGGGCTTGACGCGGATAAGTATCTGAAATTCATTCAGGATGTTATTGCCAAGAAAGGCTGGGCATAGGTGATGGCCGTTAAATACGGGGATCAACCCTTTCAAGAGGCGATTGACTACTTTCGCGGCAAGCTCCCTATCGACACTGAAAAATGGAACGACCTGGAGCGCGAACAAAACGACATCGGCTTTATGGTGGCGGGCGCGACGCAAGGCGATGTGCTGAATGATATTTTCCAGTTTACCGACCAGGCGATTGCCGACGGCATCGGTTTAGACCAGTTCCGCCGTGATTTTCTACACATTGTCGAAAAGCGCGGTTGGACGGGTTGGACAGGCGAGACAACCGCCAAGGGCCGCAACTGGCGGGCGGCGATTATCTACGACACCAACATGCGCCAAGCCTATAATGCCGGACGTGAGCGCCAGATGGCCGACCCTGAATTACGCAAGGCGCGGCCCTATGGCCTGTATAAACATGGCGATTCCATCAGCCCGCGTGAAGAGCATTTGGCCTGGGACAATAAAGTGGTGCCATTGGACGACCCCTGGTGGGATACCAACACGCCACAGAACGGCTGGTTTTGTTCGTGCAAAAAATTCACCCTGTCAGAGCGAGAAGTAAAGAAACGCGGCCTGACCATCACCAGCGGTAAGCAAATGCCGTTTCAGGGTAAGGGGATAGATGAAGGGTTTGATTACCGCCCTGGCGGTGACGAGGTGCGGCGGATTAACAAAGCCTTGCGGGACAAGACAGATAAATACCCGCCCGCGCTGAGGTCTGACGTGGCGGCGTTGCTGGATGGCGTGATCGCGGGCTTGCCGTCATTTATCAGAAAACCCAAGCGACCATTAGACCCCGCTTTGCTGGCGAACAAGCAGGACATTAAAACCATTGAAGTCTACAGCAATGCGCTGAATAACCCTGAAATCTTGACCATGATTCAGCGCGGCGGCATTTACGGATCGGCTGTGCTGGCGCATGAATTGCGCGAATTGACCGGACTATATGCCGCCGGGCTTGACCCGGTTAAGGACATCACTGAAATCCTGGCGCGTTTCAATGTCGCGCATAACCCGCTGGCGACGCCGAAAATCATCCGCGCCAATATCTTGTTCCACCTGGCGGCCTTGAAAGCAGAGGTGGAATACGCACAAGCGGCGCTGGCTGGCAAGGGTATTCGCGCCGAGCTTGGCGAGGTAGCCAATGCGCTGTATGATTTATATGACAACCCATCCATACTCGCTGATCGCACCTGGCGTGAATTCGACGCTATAGGAATTGAGGTCAAGTACGAACCGGTAAGGAAAGACATTCGTGATGCGCTATAAATACCGCCCGTGGTATGACGGTGACAGACTCAAAGGCTATCTGCTCCAGACAAATCGAGGCAAGGTTAGTGTCATCTATTCAGAAGACGCATGGAAAATGCACCCAGCGCAAAGGTGCGTGTTCGATGTAACCAGTATAGAGGCCATGACCGAATACGATTTTACCGAGTTCTTCCGTTTGCAATGTGCTGATATGCGCCTAGGCGATGTGCAACTGTCAGACGAACTACCAGATGCGCAGGAACGGGAAACCGGCAAAGCGTTGTATGCGTGGTTTCATGGTTTGTTCCATAAGGAGAAATAAACATGGCTGGCGCATTTTTAGACATCCACGTAGAAGGCGAAAAGGAACTGCTGAAAGCGCTTGACCGCCTGCTTACCAGCGTGAAAAATCCGGAGCCCGCGTTCAAAAACATCGGCGAAAGTCTGTTGCTGTCGCACGAGGAGCGCTGGGACAAGCAAATAGACCCGGACGGAAATGCCTGGGAACCGCTCAGCGATAAATATAAAGCGTCCAAGCGCAAAGCCAGCAGCCGCAACCCGAACAAGATTCTGAAACTGGCTGGCAGCCTGGAGGACTTGAACTACCGCACCAGCAAAGACAACCTGCAATTAGGCACCGGCGCGGTGTACGGCGCAACCCACCAATTCGGCGACGATGACAGAGGGATTAAAGCCCGCCCGTTCCTGGGGCTGTCTAAGTCTGATGGTGAGAGTATTTTGGAGATTTTAACGGAGTGGGTGAGTAAATAAGCCAAAACCGCCTACAACGCCGTTTAAGCCGTTCTCGTATTTAACCCGCAATATCCGCCTGCAAAACCATCAATGGCAACTTTATAAAGCTTTTTAGATGGGTTTGCGGGCGTTCTAAATCTTGTCTGAATCAGGATTTACAGGATTAAAAGATTAGCAGGATTAATAACCCGTTTATAATCCTGTAAATCATAGAATCCTGTAAATCCTGATTCAGACAATTAAACCCGCGCCAAACAACCTCCCACGCGGTTTTTTTATGCCCGCTCACCTCTATACACTGACTGCAAATCAACTTTGGATTTGCAGGTATGTTACTCAAGCTCAAGCTGTTCCCAACTGGTACGCACACCGATAGCGCGGGGGTTACCCGCGACTTCCCCGCCGAAATGCTGCAAGGCGCGGCGGATGCCTATGATGTCGCCGTGCATGAAGCGCCGATTGTCGAATTGCATGATGACGCGCCTGGTGCGTTTCGTCATGGCTACGTCGCCAAGCTGGCGTTTGAAGACGGTACGCTGGTGCCCTATGCCAGCAATCTTTCCACGATGTTGCTTAGCGGATTGAACGACAAGTCCGTGCGCTACTTCAGCGCGTCTTTCTACTTGCCTGAAAATCCCAATAACCCCGTTCCCGGTTCGCTGTACTTGCGCCACGTCGGCATTGTGCCGATTCCGGCGGTCAAGGGTCAGCCGGAGCCGGAACTGGTGTACTCGGAACAAAACCAAACCCTAGTCGTCAACTTTATGGAGGCCGAAGCCGTGGCAGACGATAAAACCAAGCAAACCAAACCGCACGCTGAGCTTGTCGAAGCGCGCGCTTCGACAGGCTCAGCGAGCGATTTCGCCGAACAGCAAGCCGCCATCGCCGCAGAACGCGCCGCGCTGGAGGCGGAAAAGCAAGCGCACCGCGCTGAAAAAATCGCCAGCTTTTGTGAGAGCCTGGAAGCGGACGGCAAGCTGTTGCCGCGTGACCGTGACACGGTGGCAGGCATTTTAGATTACCTGGAGCAAGCGCCCAAAAACGCCGTGGTCAACTTTGGCGAAGGTGACAGCGCGAAACAAACCGGCTTAGCCCAAGCGTTCCGGGCGTTTTTGAAGGCACAACCCAAGGCGGTGGAGTTTGGTGAACTGTCCAAACCGGACGGCCATACCGACTTTGCCGAAGATGAATTGAAAACGATTGCCGCTGGTATCGCGGCTGGAGGTAAATAAGCATGGCCGCAGGCATGGTAACTGAAACTTTCACCCCGGACGGCCTGCTGGTCGGTTCGTTTCCGGTTGTCACCGATAAATTAACCCTGGTCAGCGGTCAGAACGTGGTACGCGGCGAAGTGCTGGGCAAGATTACGACCGGCGGCAAATTGGCTGCATCGTTGAGCGCGGCCACTGACGGCAGCGAAACGCCCTATGCTATCGCCGCTGAAGCGGTAGACGCATCCGGCGGCGATGCCAGCATTGCCGTCTATCTGTCCGGCGAATTCGACAGCGACAAGCTGACCATCGGCACCGCGCATACCGCCGCGTCTATCAAAGACGGCTTGCGGGCGCTGGGTATTTATCTGAAAACCAACACTGTTGACGCCGTCTGAAAATCCCCCCTAGCCCCCTTTCTTAAAGGGGGGGGATTGATGGCGGCGAAGCCGCCATGAAAGTCCCCCTTTATGAAAGGGGGATTTAGGGGGATTTAACCAAGGAGATTTAAGCAATGGCAATTGATATGTTTGCAACCCGTACCATGCTGGCGGCCATCGAGCAGATGCGCAAGCCGCCGCGCTTTTTAGATGGCGTGATTTTCAAGCGCCAGCAACCCAGTCTGACTGAATACATTGATATTGATGTGATCAAGGGCGGCAAGGTGATGGCACCGTTCGTCAGTTCCACGGTACAAGGCCGCGTCATCAAGAAAGACAATACCAGCACTAAGAGCTACAAGCCGCCGTATATCAAGCTCAAAGACATTACCACCGCTGAAGACGTGCTGAAACGTCAGCCCGGCGAGCATGTCTATTACCAAGGCGGTCAGACCCCGGCGCAACGTGCGCAGATGCAGCTTGGTAAAGACATCAAGCGCTTCATGGATATGGTGGACTTCCGTATCGAGTACATGTGCAGCACCGCGCTGGATACCGGTATTGTCACCGCCAACGGCGATGGTATCAGCATGACCTTTGATTTCGGGATGCCCGCAGAGCATAAGCTCGGCGTGTCAGACATCAGCGCCAGTTGGGACGACGGCGGCACGGCCAGTGACCCGATTCAGGACTTGCGCGACCTGGCGCATCTTATCTTCCAGACTTCCGGCGTGTGGCCGAATGTCTGTGTACTGAGCGCCGAAGCCGCTGCTGAGTTCATGAGCCACACGAAAGTCGCCAATAACAACGCGCTGTCCAGCACCGTGCAAATCAACCAGGGCACGTTAGCGCCTGAGATGATGGACAACGGCGTGACCAATATTGGCTACTTGAAAGCGCTGAACCTGAACCTGTACGCCTATAACGAAATCGTCACCGACCCGGATACCGGTAGCGACGTGCGCTTGATGCCTGCGAAAAAGTTGTGGATGGGCAATACCAACATCCGCAATGAAATCCACTTTGGCGGGATCAAGGATTTGAGCGCGGTCAGCCCGCTGGAATACTTCCCCAAAACCTGGATTGATAACGACCCCAGCGCACGGATTCTGCTGTTGCAATCCGCCCCGCTGGTGGCGCTGCATCAACCGGATTGCTGGGCGAGTGTGCAGGTGATTACTTAAGGAAATCTCCCCTAACCCCTCTTTTTCAAAGAGGGGAACAGGGCGGCGAAGCCGCTTTAAAAGTCCCCCTTTAAGAAAGGGGGATTTAGGGGGATTTGAAGGACTAACTATGAGCTACATCACCCGCGACGATTTAGAAACCCTGTTCCCAGACAGCTTTAACGACGTGACTGACGAGTCGTGGGAGCAAACACTGGCGAGCGTACACGAGTTTATTAACGGCAATCTGTCTGCCCGCTACGCCGTGCCGCTGTCACCGTGTCCGGCGTTAATTGCGGAAGTCGCCACAGACTTAGCCCGCTACGAGTTGCACGACAACTTGGGCGGCTATGACGAAGACAAAAACAAGGGACTGAAAGAGCGTTACGACTACGCTCTCAAGCGCCTAGCGTCTATCACTGACGGCAGCGTGAAACTGGAAGGCATCAGCCAACTGAGTGCGGTGCCCAGTGTCGGATTACCGCAAGTAGTAAAACCGGCGCGGGTGTTTGGCGCTGCAATGTTTACGGGGTTTTAGACCATGCCATCAGCACGCCCGGCCATCGTTAGCCGTATCAAAGCCAACATGCCGGAGTTCAAAACCGTCATTGGCACGGCCAACGTCAAGTCAGTGTTGCGCCAAGGTTGGAGCGCCCCGGCGTGCTTCGTTTTCCGCTCCGGGCGCGAGCGTGAATCCGCCCCCGGCTGCGTAAAGCAGTTTCAGGTCAGCTATACCGTGCTGTTGGTGATGAAAATCGACAAAGACGACGGCACCCAAGACGAAACCGCCGAAGCGCTAAGTGACGCGGTTGCCGCGCTGCTCGACAACTGGGCCCCGGTAGACGCGAATGCGCTGGTCTACCAGGGCGGCGAGGCGATGACGGATTTAGAGCGCAATTTGTTGTTTTGGAAAGACACTTATAACCTGACCCAGTTTTTGTGAGAAACAATGGCACTGCAAAACTTCAGGCGCGGCGACACCTACAAGCTGAAACTCAGCTTCCCCGGCAAGGACATTACCGGTTGGCTGTTCACCTTCACTATGAAGGCGGCATTGGAAGATGTGACGCCCGCGCTGCAACTCAGCAAAACCGCTGGCGATGGTGCTAACGACGACCCGGTGAACGGCATTGTGTACCTGGAAATCGACAGTGCCACCAGTGGCAACCTGACACCGGGCAGTTATTACTACGACATTCAGCGTACGATACCCGGCAATCCGCCGAATGTGCGGACGATTTTACCGGCTATCGACAAGCCCACCGAGAAAATCAAGGTGATTCAAGATGTCAGCGTTTGAAGTGGTCATCGATGACAAGATGCTGAGCGTACCTGCACGGCTTGACGAACAAACCGTCACGGTGACGGAATCCGCCGGCGCGGTGGCTGTTGGTTTAGTCGATGAAACCGTGCTGGTTCAAGCTGAATCAGCGCAAATCACGGTAATGGAAATCATTGACGAAGTGGTGATTGATAGCGAATACGACACCTGTGCCAATCCCGCGCCGTCACCGCAAGCCCTGTTTGCCATTGCCGGCGCGGCGCTGGATGTCGGGATGCCGGTATACATGAGCAGCAGCGGTTCGCTGTTCAAGGCCGCCTCGACCGGCTTGCCAGCGGCCAATGTGGTCGGCCTGGCTACCTACGCCGCGCAAATCGGCGGCATGTGTTCGTATACCACGGACGGCCAGGTGCAGCGTTCTGACTGGACGGCCATTGCCGGTACGTCACGTTTGAGTGTAGGAAAGATTTATTACCTGTCCGCCACGGCGGGCATGATCACGGATATACCGCCGGAAACCGGCGTGGCTGTGCCCATCGGCACGGCGGTGTATGACACGACGCTCGATGTTGAAGTCGGGCAGGCAATTCAATTGATGTAATCCCCCCTGCCCCCCTTTTTCAAAGGGGGGTAAAGCGGCGAAGCCACTTTAAAAGTCCCCCTTTATGAAAGGGGGATTTAGGGGGATTTAACCAGAGGACTTAAACAGTGAGTGCATTGAAGTTTTTACGTTATTTGAGCGGTAAACCGGCAGAAGCCGCCGCGCTGCAAAGCTCCAGCGGCGTCGGCGATGCCGATAAGATTGTCGCGACCGGCGCGGACGGCAAATTGGACATTACCTTGATGCCTTCTAGTCTCACGGTACAAACCAAGATTGTCGCCGCGTCTGAAGATTTGGCCGCCGGGGAACTGGTGCATATCTGGAACGACACCGGTACCCCCAAGGCGAAATTGGCGGATGCCAGTCTGGGCTTGATGGCGCATGGCTATGTCAAGTCCGGCGCGTTGACCGGCGCGGATGCAACCGTGTACCTGGAAGGCGTGAATAACCAACTGTCCGGCTTAACCGCTGGCGATGTGTGGTTGGGTAATGCTGGCGCGGTCACGCAAACCCCGCCGACTTCCGGTTCCGGCGGTATCGCCCAACTGGTCGGCACGGCATTGTCCGCGACCGAGTTGGATTTTGAAAAAGAACAGCCGATTGGCTTAGCGTAGTAAATCCCCCCGTCCCCCTTTCATAAAGGGGGGGATGGCGGCGAAGCCGCTGCTTTCCCCTTTGATAAATGGGGTGATGGCGGCGAGGCCGCTGCTGCTCCCCCCCTTTAACAAAGGGGGGCGGGGGGGGATTTAACAGATTTGAAGGAAAGGCGATGCGGGCATTGGTGTATTCAGCAGGCAAACCGATAGAACTGCCGTCAGGCACGGTCTTAGACGGTGTCGCGCCATCGCTGCCGGGCGAGCCGAATGGGTTTGAAAACCGCGATGATGCGGTTTTAAGTTGGGATGACACGACGCGGACGCTGTCTATCGCGCCGCGCAGTCCGGCCACCACTTACGCGATTTGGTCAAACGGCGTGCGGTATGTGAAAACCACCGCATCGAGCTTGCAAATACCCGATGCTGAAGGCCGTCACCTATTCTATTTTGATGACGACGGCGTGTTGCAAACGGTCGGTAGCTTTGTCGATAACATCATTGCGCGTTGGTGTTTCGTGGCCTTGGTGTATTGGGACGCGACGAATAAACAGGCAGTCCCCGCGCCATTTAACGAGACGCACGGCTATCAAATGCCCGCCAGCGTTCATGCGTATTTACACGCGCACCTGTCCGCGCAGTGGGGCGGCGGTTTGGAATTGAGCGTGACCGCGACCGGTAACGGCTCGTTAGATTCACACTGCCAATTTGCCGCCAGCGCGGGCGTATTAGTAGACGAAGACATCAAGCACAGCATCGCGGCTAAAGCGCTGACGGCTAATTGCCGGGTTTTGTACCGCAGCGGCACGACCTGGCGCATGGGCGCGGCGAGTAGCTTCCCGGTGTTGATCGGCGCGACCGGGTTGGCGCAATGGAATGATGAGAACGGCGGCAATTGGCAGTTAGCTGAAGCTGGCAGTGGTGATTATGTGCTGGCGCATGTGTATGCCATGCCCGCGCTAGACCATCAGGCCGGGGCGCTGAATGTGGTGATGGGACAGGCGACGTATTCAACGTTATCCGCCGCCAGGCTTGGGGCTGTGACCGAAATCGAGCAGCTTAACCTGTTCGGGATGCCTGACCCAGAGTTCCGGGCTATCGCCACGCTGATTGTCGAGACTAAAGCGACATTCGCCAACACGGTGAAAAGCCGCCTGGTGCGGACGGATACCGGCGCGGATTATATCGACTGGCGTCAGGTTGACCCGCTGTCGGTTGCCACGACCGCTAAAGTATTGGCGTGATGGCGTGCATCCCCCTTTAAGAAAGGGGGGCTATGGGGGGATTTAACCAGCAATGGAATACGAACAAGTCAGCACGGGCATTCGCCAATTCGCCGACGATGCGCCTGGCGATGACTGGTATGCGGTGATTTGGCAAGACTTAACGCCCTTTACCGCGCATAACAGCCGGATGATTGATGATGACTTCATGACCGTCACCTACGGCGCAGGCTATATCGATCTGGACAGCGCCCAGCAACTCGCGCTGGAAATGGCAACCGCGCAGCGCTACGCCGCCGAGGTCGGCGGGCTGGCGTGGGTGCAACCGAGTACCGGCAACCTGGTGTTGCTGGCAACCGACAGAGACAGCCAGGGCAAAATCGCCGGGGCGTACAACAAGGCGGCGGTGAACAGCAATTTTAGTATTTCCAGTTGGAAGTGCGCCACGCCGCAAATGCAGATTCAATTTATCGCGCTCACCCATGCCGACATTCTCAGTATGGGCGACGCAGTAGCCGCGCACGTCGGCGCGGTGTTCGATGTCGAGGCCGCGCGGTTTGCGGCCATCAACGCCGCCACGGACGTGGCGACAATCGCAGCTTTATTTAACTAGAGGATTAACGTCATGGCGACGGCAAAACGCATTTGGGCCGGTCAAGGCCCGGTATTTTTGGGTGATTGGAACGACACCTTGATGGAGGTGGAAAACCAGTATCAAATCGGCTGCGGCAATCGTAGCCTGCAAACCACGCTGGAATCAGCCGCCGAGGTATTAAAAGAATCGTGCAGCGGTTACGCTTTGGACTTGGCGGAATTTACCACCGGCCAGAGCATGAAGCTGAATCTGGAAATGCAGGAATTCAGCCAAAAGGAACTGGCGATTGCGCTGTACGGCGACGTGCAGACCAAGGCTGCTGGCACCGGCAATACCACCACGATTCAGCAAACCATCGCTGACGGTGATATTTTCCACATCCCGGCTGGGGCGAGCAATATCAGCATCGAAGATTCCGCCGGAACGCCGATTCCGTTGGTAGCCGGTACGAACTATAAAGTGCTGAGCGCTGACTTCGGCACCATTCAATTTTTGGACACGGCAGGCTTCACGCAACCGTTTGTCGTGACCCACAACAACGCCGCGTATGACTACATCCAGCCCTTGACCAAAACCGCCGTGGTGAAATCTTTGATTTTCAACGGCACCTCGAAAGTGGACGGCAGCAAGGCGCAAATCATTATCCCGAAATTGCGCTTCCCGCCGTCCACTGTGGACTGGCTGTCTGATAAGGCCGGTTCGCTGAATCTGCAAAACGCCCGTTGCCTGTTCGCCAATGTGCCGGAAGGCGGCGAACTGGGCGGTTATGGCGTGGTGCGGTATTTGTAAAATCCCCCCTGCCCCCCTTTCTTAAAGGGGGGGGGAACCCGGAGCCCGCGCCGCTTGCTGAGCTTGTCGAAGCACGGCGCGGCTTAACTAACAAGAGAGCAAAACTATGAGCCTGAAAAAACCCGAATACACCGCCGGATTCAAAACCGTCAACGGTAAAAAAGAGTCGTGCGTCAATCACAAAGGTAAGCCCTATGACAGCGCTACCAGCGTGGCGGATGCGCAGAAGAAAGCGGATGCGCTGAATAAGAAGCACGGCATGAAGACGTTGTATAGTTAAGCGGCCTGATGCCTCTCGTTACCACGCGCCGCGTGGTAACGCGGAAGCTCCGCGCTGCGGAGCGGTTTCAGCACTCACCGCAGCGCGGTGATACAGCATTCCCACGCGGCGCGTGGGAACGAGAAAAGGAATATATATGCAAATCACCAAACAAGACGTTTACCGCATTGCCGCGCAAAAAGTGCTGGCAATCCTATTGGCCGATGGTCGTGACGCTAACGATACCGCGCGCGAACTGGCAAACATTTTGTCCGACCTGACAATTTACGCCAGCGACGCCGTGATGTTTCAATTCATGCGGATGCGCGAACGCCCAGGCGTGGAGGAAGTGATGGGGCTGTTAAGTGCAATGCGCAGTGATTTGCAGGCGGACACCAAGATTACCACCAGCCATTTACGCAGCGTGTTAGGGCAATAAAACATGGCCGCTAAAGACCTTGCTATCAAGCTCATCATCGGCGCGAAGGACGAGGCGTCTGGCGTGCTGGATAAAACCCGCAATTCAGCGGGTTTGCTGAGCGAGGCATTTAGCGCGTTGATTAAACTCGCGCCGGCCATTGGCTTTGGTGCGGCGGTCAAAAGCGCGGCGGATTTTGAAACCGCGCTGCTGAAAGTCCAGGCAGCGGGCGGATTGACCAGCGAGCAGCTTGCCAGGCTGGAAGCTGAAGCCAATCGCCTGTCGGCATTGCCGGAACTGTCCTACAGCGCTGCGCAAGCCGCCGAGGGGTTTGAGGTATTAACCCGCGCCGGGCAGAACGTCGAACAGCAAATCGGCACGCTGAATAGCGTGATGAACTTTGCCCAAGGGCAGGCGCTGTCGCTTGACCAGGCGGCGGGAATTGTGACGACGCGGCTAGACCAATTTGGCCTGGCCGCCACGACCGCAGCCGAAGCACAAGCCAACGCGGCCAGGGTGACGGACGTACTGGCGAAAGCGGCCACGCTGGCGAATACCGACGTGACCCAGCTTGGCGCGGCGATGGATAACATCAACGTCCAAGCGAAGCTTAACGGCACCTCGCTGGAATCGGTTGCCGCCGCGCTGGACGTGCTTGCCAAGAACGGCGTGCGCGGTAGCGAGGCGGGGACGTATCTTGCCGATACCTTTTCCCGCCTGAATGACCCTGCATCAAAGCTGTCACAGAATTTAAGCGCGGTGGGCATTTCTTCCCGCGACTTTGCCGGGGTTGTCAATGAAGTATCCCGCAATGGTTTAGACCTCAATCAAGTATTGTCCGGCCTGGATGAAACCACGCGCAAGGCGTTCCAGATTTTCCTGAGCGGCGATGCCCCCGCCGCATTTAATCAATTTAGCACCGAACTCCAAAAGGCCACCGGCTATTCCGCCAACGCCGCCGCAACGATGGGCAACAGCCTGGGCGCGGCATTCGATGCGTTGATGTCTACTGTGGACGCGGCGGCGAGGCAGTTTGCAAAGCCGTTTTTAGACCCGTTAAAGAATAGTTTAAGCCAGTTATCAGGCGCGGTCGGCGGCTTAGCTGAGTCTGGCGTGCTGGAAAAGCTGGGCACCGCATTCGCGACAATGGCGCAGCGGGCAATTGATTCGCTGACGAATTTATTTGAGGGTTTTGATTTTACGCTGGCGCAGGGGCGGATTGAGACATTCACCCAAGTCGCTGGGGAGAAATTTGACGAATTACTAAATAACGCCGACCGCCTGGTATCAGAATGGACGCGGCGTTGGGATGTGCTGAGCGCATCCGTCAATATTGGCGTGGAAGGCATCACGGTCGGATTCGGCGCAATCAAAAACGGCGTGGTGACAGTCAAGAATACGGTAGAGGCCGCATTCGGCGCGCTGGCATCTTCACTGACCGGCTATGCTGCCGACATCGCCAACAGCCTCGCCAATCTGGCCGATGCCGTTGGCGCTGACGAACTGGCGAAGAGTACCCGCGAGACTGCTGAAAATCTCTTACAAACATCACAAGGGCTTAGCGACGGCGTACAGAAAGACCTGGCCGAGATGGAAGCCAGCAACATTGCGTACCGGGAGACAGTAGACGCATCGGCGGCAAAGATTTCCGCCGCGTGGGATGTGATCAACGGCAAGACCACGCAAAGCGCTGCAATTCAGCAGCAAGCGCTAATCGAATCGACAGCGGGATACCCGCAATTAGAAGCCCTACTGGCAAGTGTCGCCAAGCAATCAGGCGATACGGCGGCGGCGGTAGCCAATACCGGCGCGGCGGCAACACAGACCGCACAACAATTATATGACGGCTATGCCGAAATCAACGGTCAATTAGTCCAAGTCGAAAAGCAAGCCGCACAAACCACGCAAACCGTCAACGACGGCTTGGACGAGAACAAGCAAAAGAACGAAGAAGCCGCAGCAGCGGCAACAGCAGCGGCGGAAAAAACCGCCACGGCGCAAGCGCAAGTGACACAGGCTGTTGCCGACACCGGCGAAGCCGCCGCGCAAGCCGCTGGCGGTTTTAACGTACTGGCGCAAATCGCCGGGGCTGGATTGGCGCAGGTTGCTAGCCTGAGCAATGCGGCGGCGGCTAATCTTCGCCAGACATACATTGATACATTCAACATTAGCGGCGAAGCGCTAGATCGCTTTTCAGGAAAGGCTGGCGCTACCACAGAAAATTTTGTGGCTATGGCGCAAGAGGCGCGTGACGCTCTACGTGAAAGTTCCACCTCGATATTGGATTTTACAAGCCGATGGGTGGTGGGCATTAGAGATGCCGCTACGCAGGCGACATTGGCATTCGCTAATCAATCCATTGCCCTGCAAAACCTGACGGCGCGTTATGCCAGCCTGGATAGCGCTGCCGGTAAGAATATTTTGACCGTGGAAGAATTGCGGCGGCGGTTCGATTATTTGGACGAGGCGCAGTTGTCGGGGGCTGTGGCTGAGATTGAGCGGCTGAATGATGCGGCGAAAGGCGCGGCGGAAAGCCTGTCCGATATGACAGATAGCCTGCTGGATGAATTAGACAGGCTGAACGAGAATCAGGCCGCAATAGAGGAACGGCGCTACCAAGCGCAGATAGAGAAGCTCCGCGCGTTGGCGGCTGCATCTGGGCAATCGGCACAAGAACAGTTGGCACTGGCTGAAAAAATACACCAGGCCAAAATGCGCCAAATCGATGATGAGGCTGAAGAGAAAAAGCGCAAAGACGAAGAGGAATCCGCGCGCGAAAAGGAAAAGGCCGACAAGGCCGCAGAAGCCGAGCGTAAGCGCCGCGAGGCCGCCGCCGAATCAGCGCTGCGAGAGCAAGAGGCGCGGCAAATCAAAACAGCCGAGGCCGCAGGCGACAAAACCGGCGCGGAAAATATCCGCTATCAAGCCGAGTTGCGCCGTCTCAAGGCGCGTGAGGCGACAGATGACGAACTGGCTCAGGCTGACGAACTGCATCAAACCAAGCTGGCGAATATCCGTGAACAGGCCGAGGAACAGACACGGCGGGATAAAGAAAAAGCAGACCGCGAGGCCGAAGCCGAGCGTAAGCGCAAAGCTGCTGCTGCTGAGTCTGCACTACGTGAACAAGAGACGCGGCAAATCAAAACCGCCGAGGCCGCAGGCGATAAAACCGGCGCGGAAAATATCCGCTATCAAGCTGAATTACGCCGCCTGGCGGCGCGCGAGGCAACTGACGAAGAACTTGCGCAAGCGCGTGAATTACATGAAACCAAGCTGGCGAACATCCGCGAACAGGCTGACGAACAGAAACGCCGCGATGAAGAGAAAGCAGCGCGCGATTCTGAAGCCGAACGCAAGCGCAAAGCCGCCGCCGCCGAGTCTGCACTACGTGAACAAGAGGCGCGGCAAATCAAAACAGCCGAAGCCGCAGGCGACAAAACCGGCGCGGAAAATATCCGCTATCAAGCCGAGTTGCGCCGGCTGAAAGCGCGTGAAGCCACGGATGATGAACTGGCTCAAGCGCTTGAATTGCACCAGGTCAAGCTGGCAAACATCAAAGAGCAAGCCGACGAGCAGAAAAAACGCGACGAAGAAAAGTCTGCGCGTGAGGCTGAACGCGCAGCGCGTGAAGCCGCAAGAAATAAAGGCGGCGATACTGGCAGCGGCACAAGTACCACGCGCAGCACCACGGAACCGGTTAAAACTGTCATCGTTCAAATTGGCAACCGCAAAGTAGAAGTGGTAGCGGGTCAGGAACAGGCGTTAATTGATGCGCTGGAAGAGGCGCTGGGGCGGTCATGATATTTCGGAGATCATAATGACTCAACTGAATGAGGACAACATCGACAGCGTATGCGAAGGCGACACGTTGTATTATCTGTACAGTAAATGGACAGTCATAAAAGGATTCATTTCGTCAAATACCTGTATTGAAATGACACTGAACGACAGTGGCGCAATTTTAAGAAAAAGCGCACGGTCTTTATGCCGTGGTGGAGCATATAAGCTGTGATTTCACTAGACACACTCACATTGCCAGATTCACTGGAATGGACGGACGAATACACCTGGCAACCGGTCAGCCAAGAACTGGCGTATAGCTTGACCGGCGCGGCGGTTGTAGAAGCCAGCGAGCGCCAAAGCGGACGGCCATTTACGCTGCGCAGTCCTGAGCAAATGGCGTATATCACCCGCGCTACTTTGAACACGCTGAAGGGCTGGGCGGCAATTGCGGGAAAAACCATGACGCTGACGCTGCGCGGGGTCAGTTATAGCGTGATTTTTCGCCACCAGGACGGGGCGCTTGAGGCGACGCCGCTGGGCACTTGGAACGATAGCGAACTTAACAACGACGTGCTGTATCGCGTGACGTTGCGATTGATGGAGGTTTGAGTACATGAAGCTTAAATCAGCGGCGCTACTGGCAATAATGGCCGCGCTGACCGCCACACACCAAGCGCCTATTGAGCGCCACATTAAAATCGGGAAAGGCAGAGCGGATAAGAAAACCAAGGCGCGGCGCAAGCGTAGCCGTATTAAATAGACATGGTAGCGCGGGGTTACGTCCCCGCGCGGGGACGTAACCCCGCGCTACCGTAAAAGAACGAGAGAATGGAGAGGTAGCAGCAGGAAAAGCCCTGATTGATTTCAGGAATTGCGGGTTCGAGTCCCGCCCCCTCCACCAAATTTAACCAACCCGCGCCGAGGCGCGAGCTCCGAGAGATAACACATGGCAATTACCGACCAAGACATTCGCCTGATGGCGAGCGAGATACTCAGCGATACCGACGATAGCGGCGGGCGGATGTCCGGCACTGAAGTTGTTGACGGGGTAAGTAATAACCTGTTTTCTGACATTTCCGAGCTTGACCGTACCATCGGGCGTGTCAATCTGCGCAAGGCGTTTGCCGCTGTGCTGAGCGATAACCGCGATGCGTACTATGGCGCGAACATCATTATTGACCAGGTGCCGATTGACCCGAATGTGGCGGTGACGATGTTTAGCACCGAGGATTGGGACGATTACCGCACGGCGGCGGTGACGCGGATGGAATCTTATCTGATACGCGGGCCAAAGTACGACGGCTATTTGTGGGATTTGCACATTGCCGGGATGAAAGCCATCTCGATTTTGCAGCGCGTGGATCGGGAACTGCCTGCTGTGGGCGCAACCCTGGTTCTGGTATCAGAACCCGGCACGGCGGGCGAGCAAAGCCAGTTCGTGCGGATTACCTCAGTCACGGCGCAAGAGCGGTCGTTTAGCGCCCCAAGCTGTAGCGATGACTTTATTCGTAACGTCTTGACCGTGGGCATTTCAGATGCGCTGACGTTCGATATTCAAGGCGGTGTGCCGGATTGTTCGGATTTACGCGGGCAAGGCTCGGAACACTCCATCTATACGTCA